ATATTAAATATGCACTATCGCCCCCTTTTTAACGTTTCCCAACGCACTTTTAACACCGGCCAACACACTTTGGCACGCTTTTTGCCTGGGCCAATGCCACCATAAAAACAATGCTCCAAAATAAGTTTGGCACGCTATTTGCATAGCCTAAATTTATTTTGAAATGTTTCACTTTTGGCATAGTTTTTGCATAAACGAAGAAAACTTTTGTCTTTTAAGATTTATTAGTACAGAAAATTTGCTATCATATACAAAAGTGTGTACCTTTGCAATATCAAAAATAAAACAACAAGCAACAACTTAAAACTACAAACAAGATGGAAACAAAAAACATTTTACGAGAGTTAAGCGAGATAATAAACAGAGCCGATGAAAATATAAAATACGCCATTAGTGTACGACACGCTGACACTACGCGTTTATTGGAAGCCATTAGCGACACACTGACAAACGCGGTGAACATCTTGAAAAGTGAAGCAGACCGCCAAACCAACGAACGGGACGAATTCATTAAGAAAATCAACGTTGAAAAGTCTTGTAAAAATCAAGCATATTTTTTCATCTTGGAGAACGGTCTTATAAATGTGTTCAAAGAATTTTGCGCAAATAACCCCCGAATAGATTTTGAATAACTTAATATGTTCCACGTGGAACACCTAAAATGTTTCACGTGGAACACTTAAACTAAACAGAAATGAACAAGAAAAAAATTAAAAACATTTGTGAATATCTTTTTGCCGTGTACGCATTTGCCTTTATCGGGTGTTTAATCTACCTTTGTGCAGTCTTGCAAAGTTGTTCAATGTACAAACAAACCGACATAAACGGCAAAACCACGATTGTTACAACTGATACAACATACATGAACCACAACACACTACTTAAATACAAAAAGAAATGACCAATGAACAAAACCTATTTGACGATGCAATATTTTCGGCTTGCACGTCACTCGGTCAGCTAATGACCACAAAGGAAGTGAACGCGAACACTCGCACACTTTTGAAAATATCAAAATTCAGAAACTACCTACTAGCATTGGGTAACGAACAACAAAGTAATAATCAATAAAAATTAAAGTTATGGTAAGTTTTGCACAAAAGTATAACAAGTGTAATGTTAACCCGTTCACATTCGATTTGAAAGGCTACACTTTTACAAGCCTAAAAGAATTGTTTAACTCGGATGAAAGCAAAAACAAAGTGCACTCTTTAGACGGTTTTTATTTCACCCGTGGCAAGTTCGGGGTTCACGCGGTAGTTGTTATGTCAGACGTTAAAAAGCGCGTGGATATTCCGCTAAACCTTACAGAGTTATTCACCGACATTGTAAACAATAGCGAAGCGGTTAACGACATCAAGTGCGGCAAAGTTGGTTTTATTGTACGAAAGTACGTGAGCCACAACAAAGAGTGTTATTCAATAACTTTTAAGGATAAGTAACAAATTCGGGTGGGGAGACGTTAATAACCCACCCGTTTATTTTTATAATTATGGGTGTAATACGTTTTACAAAAGTGGTTTTTTCAGCCACGCAAAAAGCAAAATTAAAAAAAGAAATTATAGCAGCGGCAAAAAGCGACCCCGAATTGCGCAAAGAAATAAGGCGTGTTTTTCATCAAGCAAATAGACGTATACAAAACGTTGAAAGCAAGGGTCTTTTAAGCCCTGCAATAAAGTCCCTAAACAAAGGCGGTGTTACGGGGTTTAGTAAGTTTGCGATGGGTGATTTGTCGTGGGAAGAGTTAAAACGCGAATACGCGAAAGCAGTAGCTTTTTTAAGACAGCCTACAAGCACCGTACGGGGTACACTCCAATACAACGACCATATAAAAAGCGCGTACGGGCTTACCGACAAAGAATTTAACTTAATGGCCGACCGCATAAACAAAAAGTTACAAAGCATTTCCGATAGCAAGTTTGTCGAAAAGTATTTGATGCGTTACAAAGACTTTACTGGAGATTTGGAAAGCGAAGCGACCGATGTTAGCTCACAGATTGAGAGGGACGCAATATCGTTAGAAAACGCTTTACAAAATGATATAGAAAAGTTTGCCAACGAATCAGTTAACGAGGTAGAAAACGATATAAACAAAATAAACAGGAATATGCAACGTATTTTGAATTCGTTTGAAAAATTCGGGCTATGAAAAAAGTTGATTATGAACAACGCAATAGCATATACAATGTTTCGGACATAAGCGAAGTGTTAGAAAAAGCGGTTAACGACAAAAACGTAATTGGCAATAATAAAGGCGTCAAGTTTTACAACGTGCCGTGTTCATTCGATATAGAAACAACATCTTTCTATCGAGATACAGACGGGAACACATACAATTATGAACAATACGCGAAACTCGGTGTAAAATTGGAAAAATGCAGTATTATGTATGTTTGGCAATTCGGCATAAACGGGTATATAATAATGGGGCGCACATGGCAAGAATTTACGCAAATGTGTTCCGATATAGTCCGCACTTTGTGCCTATGCGAAAATAAAAAGTTAATCATCTACATACATAATTTGTCTTATGAATTCCAATTTATACGTACTTTGTTTGAGTGGGAAAAAGTTTTCAGCATAGACGTACGAAAACCTTTGTACGCTACAACTAAAGGCGGTTTAGAGTTTAGGTGTTCGTATCTGTTAAGCGGTTACAACCTTGCTAAATTGGGCGAGCAATTACAGAAATACAAGTGTGCAAAATTGGTGGGTGATTTAGATTACACCTTAATACGTCACAACGAAACGCCCCTTACTACGAAAGAAATAATGTATTGTGTTAATGATATTCGCGTGGTCATGAACTACATACAGGAACTAATAGAACAATACAAGTTAATAACGCGTTTACCACTTACAAAGACAGGGTTTGTACGTAAGCACTGCCGGAAGAATATGCTACAAAAACGCGTGAATGGGAAAATCGCACGTAATTGGGAATGTATCAATTTAATACACTCGCTAACAATAAACGGGCTGCATGAATTTAATATGCTCCAAAGGGCGTTTAGTGGTGGCTTTACTCATGCGAACGCGAACAACGTTGACGAGATTTGCACGAATGTAGCAAGTTACGATTTTACAAGTAGTTACCCGTATGTTATGGTGTCGGAAAAATTCCCCATGTCTAAAGGTGTAAGAGTGACCACCCGAAATATGTACGAATTTAATTACTACATAAAAAACTACCTTTGCATTTTTGATGTAGAATTTACCGACATTTGTGCAAGTGAGTTGCAAGATAACCCAATAAGTGTAAGCAAGTGCTACATTAAAAAAGATGTGGTAGAAAATAACGGGCGTGTCGTATGTGCTAAACAGATTTGCACCACACTTACAAATATAGACTATAACGTTATAAAGATGTTTTACAAGTGGGGTAAAATCAGAATTGGCGAAATGTACATCTACAAAGCTGACTATTTGCCCACTGAATTTATAAATACTATTTTGGACTTGTACGAAACCAAAACGAAGTTGAAAGGCGTGCAAGGTAAGGAAGTAGAATATTTGAACTCAAAGGAAATGCTAAATTCTTGCTATGGTATGTGTGTGACAAACCCGTTACGCGATGAATTTACCTATACGGGCAAGTGGGACACCAACACGTTAACGGAAACAGAAAAGACCGAAATGCTACAAAATTACAACGATAGCAAAAATCGCTTTTTGTTTTACCCTTGGGGTGTGTTCGTTACCGCGTATGCAAGGCGAAACTTGTTTACCGCAATCTACGAAGCAAAGCAAGACTATATTTATAGCGACACCGATAGTATCAAATTACAAAACGCAACCACACATAAAAAGTACTTCGATGCGTATAACAATATGGTATATAACAAACTAAAAGCAGCGTGCAAGCACCATAAAATTCCATTCGACAAATGCGCCCCAGAAACGATAAAGGGCATTACAAAAATTTTGGGTGTATGGGATTATGAAGGAACTTACACCCGTTTCAAAACGTTAGGAGCAAAACGTTATATGGTTGAGGGAGAAAACGCCCTGAATGTGGACGGAAAAAGTTATAAATATAGTCTTACTATTAGCGGTGTAAACAAGAAAACCGCGATCCCTTACTTAGTTAAAACGTATGGTGACAACATATTTAACGCCTTTACAAATTACCTTGAATTTCCATGTGAAGCCACGGGCAAAAATATACATACGTACATAGACTACAAAATAACGGGTGAAGTTACCGACTATCAAGGTAAAAAATTTACATTTGCAGAAAACACGGGTGTACATTTAGAGCCAACAAGTTATAATTTATCTTTAAGTGTGATGTATCTAAATTATCTAAAAGGTATAAAATTAAAAGATTGAAACAATGAAGAAAGAAACAAATAAGAAAGAAACGATAAAATTTTACTCGCTCACCAACATATTAAACAAAAATGCAGATTATAACATAATATTTGGCGAGCGTTCGAACGGCAAAACGTACGCCACTTTGGCGTATGGCATTAAACGTTACATACAGACGGGCGAACAAATGGCCTATATACGTAGGTGGCGCGAGGATTTACGCGGCAAACGTGCTGAAAATCTGTTTGCTAACCACGTGGCAAACGGGTATATTGAAGAAGTAACAAATGGAGAATTTAACTCCGTATTTTATATTGGCGGTAAATGGTATCTTGCAAAATACGACCACGAAAAAAAGAAGTACGCACCACAAACTACACCGTTTTGCTATGGTTTTTGCTTATCAGAGCAAGAGCACGAAAAAAGTAGCAGTTACCCAAACGTTACCACGATTGTTTTTGATGAGTTTTTAACTCGTAGGTACTATTTGCCCGATGAATTTATGTTGTACATGAATCTTTTAAGTACCATAATACGACAGCGCGACAACGTTAAAGTTTTTATGTTAGGTAACACAATAAACAAGTTTTGCCCCTACTTTAGCGAAATGGGACTAAAGCAAGTTACTAACATGGGCCAGGGCACTATCGATATATACAAGTTTGGCCAACATGGAGCAGTAGTAGCGGTGGAGTATTGCAGCACGATAGTAAAACAAAAAGCAAGTAACAAGTACTTTTGCTTTGATAATCAAAATCTTGAAATGATAACGGGCGGCAAATGGGAAATGGCCGCATATCCACATTTGCCCACGAAGTACAAACCAAATGAAGTGCTTTTTGTGTATTACATTGTATTCAACGAATATATTTTGCAGGGCAACATAATACAGCACGGAAACGAAAACTTTACGTACATACACGTAAAGACCACCCCAATAAAAGACCCCGAAAACTCGCTAATATACAGCCTACAAATGAACGGAAAGCAAAACTACAAGCGCAAGTTAATAAGCAGCGCTACCTACATAGAGGCACAAGTAACAAAGTACTTTGCTACTGATAAAGTATTTTACCAAAACAACGAAGTTGGCGAAATAGTACGAAACTATTTAATGACCTCCGCACGTACTAACATAGTAAGTGTAAAATAAAAACACTATCTTTGCAGTAAACTTTTCAAAACTATAAATTCATGGATATAAATGAAGTTATACAAGTTATTTCAAATGTGGGGTTTCCTATTGGTATGTGCTTACTCGTGTTTTACTACATGACAAAACAAGACACAAAGCACACAGAGGAAACAGAACATTTGCGTACAACTTTAGAGGAAAACACAAAGGTACTATCTGAACTAACAACTTTAATAAAAAACGTGTATGTCAAAGAAAGATAATTTTTACTTGAAATATCAAGAGCAAATTAAAAGCAAGGACAAAAGCGTAAACAGCTATATTCAAAAAATGTTGGCTGTTTCTCAAGCAATGTTTGTTTATACGGGGCTGCCCGAAACACTCCCACAAGTAGAACTTGAAACGCTTTTACAGACTAACGGCAATGTGTTCGTAACAAAGGTAAACGGGGATTTATATGCGTTTACCGGTGGTTGGGGCGGTGTACCGGACGCGTACAACAGACCAACCGAATACATAGTTTCAAACACGTACTTACAACTGAATAAAACGTATAAAATAGGTGTTGACGGGGTTCTGGTCAAAAATGATAGCGGAGCGAATAGTCTATTACCCATTTTTGGCAAGTATGGCGTTTTATGTGCTGATACTCTTTTGTCATTAAATACGTGTTCGGTATTGTCGCGTATTACAATGCTAATCAGTGCGAGCGATGACAAGACAAAGCAAAGTGCCGATGATTTTGTAAGTAAAATAATAAATGGAGATTTCTCGGTGATTGGCGAAAACGCATTTTTCAAGGGCGTTAACCTACAAAGCATTAACTCCCAAAGCGCGAACCAAATCGGCCAACTAATAGAACTTTTGCAGTACTTCAAGGCCAGTGCATTTAACGAAATAGGGCTGAACGCTAACTACAATCTAAAGCGCGAGCGACTGAACACAAGCGAAGTGCAAATGAATGTGGACGCGTTAAACCCATACGTTGATAATATGCTACAAGAGCGCAAAAAAGCAGTAGACAAAATAAACGAAATGTTTGGTACTGAAATAAACGTGGAACTTGGAAGTAGCTGGGCAATACGAAAAGAGGAAACAGAAACAGACACCGAAACGGAAAAAGAAACGGATACAGAAACAGACACCGAAACGGAAAAAGAAACGGATACAGAAACAGACACCGAAACGGAAAAAGAAACAGAAAAAGAAAAGAAACATGAAAATAATTGACATCTACCCCGACCCACAAAACGGGCTATTCACAAAGGTTTTCAAGGATAATTTTGCGGAACAATACACGGCAATTTTTGGAGACCTTGATAGTGTGGGGCTTGATACACTTGTGATTTTGGAGTATGGCGAAAGAGAAATGCTAAACACCATAACACAGGACAACGCCAACACATATGTTAAAAACGTCATCGCATTAAGTTTGCCAAATTGGGTAAAGGTGGCGAACGCGTACAACACAAAATACAACGTGTTAGAACCAACGCAAAAGACAACCACAAAAACCAATAACGCCACAGAAAGCGAAAACAACACTAACACAAACGTATCATCAAACAAGCCATATAATGAAACGACTTTTGAGGAATACGACAAAGACAACAACACAAGCGACAAAACCCGTACAAATAAAACAGAAGTAACCGAAAGTGTAACGGGGCTAAATGGCAAGTCGGCCGTAGATGAGTTGCAAAAAGATATAGACTTTTCATTGAGAAATTGGAGAAAAAGCATTATCTTTGCCGTAATAAATGAAATAACAAAATCAATTTACTAAAATACACGTAATATGAAAGTAAACCAGATTTACAAGCTACTTAACGACGTAACACAAGAGGTTTTAGGTAGCACCGAACTAGTGAATGAAGATTTGACGGGCCTGGTTGATTTGGGTGCAGAAGTATTCAACCAAAATGCCGTAGACAATTACGTTAAATCTTTGGTTAACCATATCGGTAAGGTAATCTTTGTAAACCGCCCGTATAGCGGCAAAATTCCATCTGTGTTAATGGATAGTTGGGAGTTCGGAAGCGTACTCGAAAAGATAAATGCCGACATTCCCGAAGCAGAGGAAAACAAAACTTGGGATTTGGTAGATGGTCAATCGTACTCACAGGACGTTTTCCACAAGCCCGTAGTTACTGCAAAATTCTTTAATTCAAAGGTGACTTTTGAGGTGCCCGTATCTATCACAGAGCGACAAGTAAAGGAAAGTTTCAGCAACTCGGAACAACTCAACGCTTTTTTATCAATGATATATAGTGCGGTAGAAAAAGCAATCACCATCAAGACGGATGCGCTAATCATGCGAACAATAAACAACATGATTGGTGAAACACTCATAGCAGACGCTACTGCATTCGGTAAGGATGGCTCAGAAGATTACACAAGCGCATCTACTGCACGATGTGTGAACCTCCTTAAGTTGTACAACACACAGAAAGGCGCAACTTTGGCCGCTGATAAAGCAATTACCGACCCCGATTTCATTAAATTCGCATCTTACAACATCGGTTTGTATAGTGACCGACTTGCAAGCATCTCGAGCGTGTTTAACATTGGCGGTAAGGCCCGTTTCACACCTAAAGAGAATTTGCATATTGTTTTGCTCTCGGAATTTGAAAAAGCCGCAAAGACGTACCTCTATGCAGATAGCTACAACAAAGACCAAGTGCTTTTGCCGAACGCTGAAACTATCCCATTTTGGCAGGCGAGCGGCACAAAGTACGATTTTGCAAGTACATCACACATCAAAATCAAGGAGACAAACGGCAAATCTGTTGAGATTAGTGGGGTGCTTGGTGTTATGTTTGACAGAGATGCGTTGGGCGTTTGCAACCTCGACCGTCGCGTTACTACTAACTACAACGCAAAGGCGGAGTTCTTCAACAACTACTACAAGTTTGATGCCGGCTATTTCAATGACACTAACGAAAATTTCGTAGTTTTCTTTGTTGCTTAAAGTTTTTGGTTATTAAATTGTTGTTTTGTTTATTGGGGTGTAAGTTAAACAACTTGCACCCCTTTAATTTTTCAAACTATGGAAACAATTCATTTCTATAATTACAACGGGGATATGAAAGTAATAAATAAAACGCTTTCCCCTCCTACTGATATGGATTGTACGTTATGGAAAACCTTTGACGTGCTACACCCTTCTTTGCTTGTAAGACTGCAAGAAAGACCAACTTTCAACTACTGCAAAATAGATAGTTTGAACCGCTTTTATTTCGTTGATAGTATTAAATTCATTGGAAATTTCACGTATGAAATTCTTCTATCGGTGGACGTGCTCAAAACGTACGAAAATGATATATTGAGGGTAAAAGGACATGTTGCGGTATCTGATGACCCAGATAAATACATATCCACAAGGCAAAGCATATATTCAAGAACGCCGAACTTTGAAAAAATACCGTTTCCGAATACGGGGTTATTGAATGATACAGGCACAATGATAATGATAACTATTAAAGGTAATAAGTAATGACAGACTTCAAATTTACAAATAACATTCCTAACACAACCGAAGATTATCCCGATATGATTATAAACGGAGAAAGCGAGGTGGGAACGCAAGTACCGCAAGTTACGGTAAACAATGAAATTGCAGATACGACAGAATCACACATTATAAATGATAGCCAAGTAGAAATTACCGTAAAGGGAGATAAAGCGGGCTGTTGGTTTTTTGACGCTAAAGCGAATTATAAAGATAAAGGCAATTTAGACAAATCTGTAAATATGGTTGTAAGCGGAACACGACCGCACTACGCTAAAATAACAATAAATGACGCCGATTTTAATTACCCTATCACGTTAACGGGAACTTATGAACGTTCGTATGAAATAAACAATAGAACGGAAAATTGTACCGTTGAAAACTTGAAAGAGCATTACAAGGATAAAGAACCCGTAACAATAGCATTAACGGCTAATAAGGGATATATATTCGACAATGAAAACAAGCCTATAATTAATTTCCAATCTTCATTCAGCTCTTACAAAGTTGAAAGTACATTACAGGACGGAAATAAAAAGGCTGTATTTTCGTGGTTAATGAATGAGGGTGTAAGAAACCCTAATACAGGAACTTATTACCTTAAAGGAAGCGCAAAGCCAGACACAACACCGCCCGTTGGTGGTAAATACGGGGCTATCAATGTCTATATAGTAAATGATGACGTGTTAGACCAATTAGCGAAACAAAGATTTATACAAAGCACGGGAACGAACGAAAACGCTACGGCAATCGATATAGGCGACTATGTAAACCGTATTAAAAGGATATACACGGATATAACCGAAAGAGGCGAAAGTACACTATCATTAGGGAACTATAATACGGGTATAACGGTAAAAACTCCAGCGCTTGAAAATATAACGCTTGACTATGGTAGTATTACCGTACCGGCACCAAACAAGGATATTACAGACTATGACAGTAACTTTAAGCTGTTCCTACCGTTCAAAGGTTTTGTTTCTTTAAGTGAGGAATATGCCGGCAAGGAAATAAACCTACAATACGTTGTGAATATAATAACAGGTAACGGCGTTGCAAAATTATCGTGTGATGGGAGTGTATTCCAAGTAGAGACCGTAACACCGTCTTTAGACGTTATATATAGGACACTCGCACAAGATATTAGACAGGTAGGAGGCGATAGTTGGAACGATTTCGCATTATATGGAATAGAGCCGTATTTATACGCTACTTATTATGTGAGCAAAACTGATATTAGAAATAATGACAGTAAACGAAGCGTATTAGGCCATTTGAAGGGGTTTGTTTCGGTTGATGATGTGGATATTATTAGCACCACTAATATGCTTGCTGACGAACAGGAAATGATATATAATAAACTTTCTGACGGGGTTTATATAGAGTAACCTAATTAGACAATAAGAAAGGCGGCAACTAATTGTTACCGTCTTTCTCTGTTTATTATCTCGCTTAACTCTCGTAAAATGTTTTTTGTTTCCATCTTGTTTGTAGTTTTAAGTTGTTGCTTGTTGTTTTATTTTTGATATTGCAAAGGTACACACTTTTGTATATGATAGCAAATTTTCTGTACTAATAAATCTTAAAAGACAAAAGTTTTCTTCGTTTATGCAAAAACTATGCCAAAAGTGAAACATTTCAAAATAAATTTAGGCTATGCAAATAGCGTGCCAAACTTATTTTGGAGCATTGTTTTTATGGTGGCATTGGCCCAGGCAAAAAGCGTGCCAAAGTGTGTTGGCCGGTGTTAAAAGTGCGTTGGGAAACGTTAAAAAGGGGGCGATAGTGCATATTTAATAT